TTCCTTTTAGTTCTTTAATAAACCATAGTGAGTTTAAGATAGTGAATAATAATAAATGAGTTTTATAATTCTTGAATATTTGAAAAACGATTAAGTATAGAGTTAACATCATTCCCGAAGTAGAAAATCCGTAAAAGAAATCTAAATAACTATACCAATGGTAAAAATGATTTACATCCCAAAATAATTTAACCCCTATGAAAAACCATAAAAGCCAAATATATCTTAACTCTACCTTTTTACGGTCTGCGAGGTCGACCCCCGATAATACCAATCGCTGAAGAAATCGCATTTGAAATTTGTGTATTAGTTGTTGTACTTGGAACTGCATCAGAATAATTCCATGTTGAGCCGTTTGCTATCTTATGACTTAAAGATAACAATGTGTTACCACCGTAAACACTCAAAGCTGTTAAAATAGCTGTTTGAACGTTTAAATCAGTTGTTGCAGTTGGTACTTCGTAGTACAACTTTACCGTTACACTATTCCAAACAAATTCTACGTTTAAATTTTTCATTCTTCTTCTTTTTTATTTGTTTCTTCAATTTTGCTACTTTGACCACGGAAAAAGAACAATACAATTATCATTACTATTTCAATCAATTTAGTTTCTTTTTGTGAACTTAAGCGCTCAAACTCTTCAATTGGTATTTTACCATGATTGAATTGATAATTAATTTGAACTATTCCATAAATTACCACACACAAATACACACCGATTATAGCACCGCCAATAACCGACATGAATTTAAAACGTGTATTTGGGAGTTTAAACATTATGGTTGAACCTCGTAAGGTGTTAATAGTAAATCCAATTGTTCTTGAGTAACAATCTCTAAATCATTCGCTGTTAATTCCCAAAAATAAAACTGTTGTAATTCGTTACTAGTCCAAACACGACTATTTACATACTCAATTTGAGTAATCATAAGCGCGTCAAATTTGCTTGGCTCAGGATTTCCAATTACATTGTAGTAAACAGTATCTCTATACTTAACTTCTCTCATGTGAACCGTTTTCAGTTTTGGCTTTGCGTATGTAACCAAAGTAGAAACTAAAATTTCTTCACCCAATTCATTTAAGCTACCATTCGGGCGCATTTCAATTTCTGTTTTATACTCAATTTCAATAATTTGAAAATTAACTGTAAATTTAACGATACCAAAATCTTTTGCATCTGGTCCACTTACATTCATGTAAACGACTGATTCAAGTCTATTCATGGCATCAATTACCTGTGGTTGTTTTGTTCTTATCATAATTATTCTATTACTATGTTACCTCCAAAAATGGTTGTTAGTGGGTTTGTTGCCCAAGTTGGGTTTATTGCTTTAATTTCAAAATATTCACCAGCATTTACAGGTATATTTAAATTTCCGTTATTAAAAATACGCTCACTTGCAGATACCCCAATCGTTTCAATTAAGTAATCTGTTGTATTGTTAACACGGATATACAAAGACCAGTTTTCAGCCGTTCCAGCAGTATCCGAAAAACAGTTAATATTAGCCTTTCTAATAACACCAGTTTTTTCAATGTATACTTTTGAAGTATTTACAGTTGTTGTTGGAGCTTTCAATAAATTACCAAAGTAAATAGTATCGCCATCTGCTGGAGAAGATGTCAAAGCGTGAACGGAATAAAACATCGGTTCGCCTTGCCAGTATGTTCCGTTATAAGTTTCCATTCTATTCCTGTCTCCATTGAATACTTGCATACCTTTAACTGGCGAAGATATAGCTGTAATTTGAGCCGTTGTTAATGGAGTGTTTAATAAAACGCCTTGGCTAATCGTTACTACATTTGTATTCTTATCAATATCTAATAACTCAGTTGATGAATGTTTTATTTTGTAATTATCACCAAATTTTCCAGCGTACCAAAGAATACTTGAAATCGAATCTCTGTAACCGATATAATTATCCGTTGCACTTGAAAGCATACGAATAGACTCACCTCCTAAGTTTCCAGTTGCATGTATTTCGCCATCATTCCAACCAAAAACCCAATCACCTTTAACTCCACCACCACCACCCGCAGCCGAAACATTTACACCGTTTGAACCTCCACTTTTTTTAATATAAATATTTGTGTCGTCTGCGAAAATTAACTTATTTGAACCTTTAATGTTTACAGTTCCATTGTCAAAGCTTAAGGTAAAAGTTCCTAAGTCAACAAGTCTATTTCCTATTAGCGTTCCGTTGGTGTTGTAAATATTAGTACTACCACCAATAAAAGCCGAAATAGGTAGGTATCCGTTTATAAAACCTCCTCCCCCATCTTCTTGAATAGCGGGTATTCTTTCTGTACCGTCCTGAGCGAGTAAATCAAACTCACTTAATCTCTTTAAACCATTCATATTATTTCAAAAAAATCGTTAAACCCTTCGTTTGCACGTTTGAGTGGTTTTATATCTGCATCAGTATTCAGGTCGCTTGTGAAGTTTGGAAACAAAGATGAGTTATCTTTTAAGTACGCAATAATTCTATTTTCATAAAACACGGCTTTTTGAGAATACACGTTTTGAATGTAAGCAATTTCCTGAAACGTTGCAGGCTGTGAATAGTCTCCGCTTTGTTGTTGAATACCTTTGTTTTTTAAAGCATAGCTAATTGATAAAACGCAATCTTCAACAGCACGCCACGCAATCGCAGGCTGTATCTTCGCAACTAATATCTCTTCGTTTGCGCTTAATGTTTGAGCGTTGTATTTAGTCAACAAGTCTTTATAAAAATACGTTCCTAAAAGCGGTTGTATTCTCATATCGGCTTGTGATTGTACAAATGGGAATATTTTAACAGCGTCAATGTTTGCCGTTATTGGAGTGTTAGTCTTTAGCCAGTTTTCAGTTACAAAATAAATCATTTCAATAAATTATTAAGTTCTTCAATCGTCATATTGTCCGCTAGTTTTTGCTGTAAAACAATTGGTAAAGCGTTAAATTTATCTAACATCAATTGTGTTTCAGGGTCAATTTGTGTGATTTTATCTTCAACAATTTGGAACTCATTTATAACGTATTTACCTTTTGCTTTTGCAATAGATAGTAAATCATTAAACACCTTTTCAATTTCAGAACGTAAAGGCATTACAATATTTTTCTCAAATATAACATACGACTGTTTTATATCAGAACCACTTCCGAGTTTACCACTTACACGAACACCCATTAAAATAGGGTCAATTGTATGCGCTTGACATATTTTAGAGTCTATACTTTCAGTAGTTGATTGAAAAGCGTTATCTAATTGAGATACAGGTATTGTTTGAATATCAGGTAGAGTATCTTTTCCCCGTCCAAAAAACGTCCAAATTTTACCACCACCTTTTGCGCCACGTGAACCTGTAATAGTATTTTTCAGTTCTTGTTTTTCTTCTTCGTTTGCTGGTTTATTAGGAAACGAAATAGCATAACTAGGAAATATACCGTTAACGATGTATTGTTTTTGCAAGTAACTCATTTCGCCATCAAGAAAACACCAATTCATAGCGCTTGTGTATGAAGGTAATGGGTAAACATCTTGTCCTACAGAATGTTTTTCGTAGCAATAAAGCAAACATTCGTTTCTTTTGTTTTGTAAAACGTTTTTACGATTGTATGGTAGTATTTTAAGCGTTTGAAAGTTACCACGTGACCAATCAGGATTTATTTGATATAAAGAGCCGTCTCTATTTCGTCTTACTTTGTCAGCACTTATGTATTCAGCTTTTCTAAAATCTCCACTACTATCGAAGTGAATCATAAAATAGCAACGGTTATGTAATATAATATCCAATAACGCTTTATCGTCGTTCTCAGCTATACGCATTGTAATATTTGAAGCACGCAAAAAAACATCTTCTTCCATTGAAGCAACTTGGTTTTTCACCAACTCATAACCACCACCCAAAACAGCATTAACTTTGAAGTTTACGATACTTGAATGAATGGGAGAAGTATAATACATTTGATTAATTAAAGCAGGGTAAAGATTGTCATTACCAAACCACACGTAATCATTTGAACTTTGAGCGATGTCAACTCTAGGTAGAGATAAATTACCTTCTCCAACACTACCAAATGGCGTGCTAAACGTTTGATAACTATCTTTATTTTCTTGTTTTGGTTGCGCCCCAAATTGTATACCCAGTATTTTCATAAATAAATATCGTTTGTTTCAGTCTCACGAATTATTAACGTGCCTATTATATTTCTAGTTAACCCTGTTTCGTCCGTTGGTTCTGCTCCATCTAAATCGAAGTTAAAAACCTCAAATTTATATTGATTAGCAGGTAAATTGAAGTTAAACTCAAAATTTGTATAACGTTCGTTTTCACTTGTAACTATTGGAATGAAATACGAAATATTTTCGCTATTGTAATCATTTGTTAACTTGAATAAATAACCATTATTAGCAAACATTTTAAAATCGTATAACGATAATGAAAACTCACTCAATGTATTTTTATCCATGTACAACATAACTTATAATGTCATACAATAAAAAAAGGGGCTTATTACTAAACCCCTCTTATAATTAAAAAAAACAAAATTAAGCAGTAAGTAATCCTGCGATAATTGTTGGGTCAACTTCATAAGCTTTGTGCATTGATTCAGCCGTGAAAGTGATTTCATAATTTGAACCGTCCGCTTTCGCTGTTCCTGAGCCTCCTGTATCTGTTGCCATTTGGCAAAGTTCGAAGTTCCAAAACTTACCATTTGCATCCTCAACAACGATGTCTAAATCACGTTGACCTTCTCCAGCGATATTAATAGCCTTTGATTTTGACGCTTCACGCTTCATTAATTTAAGCATGATTGTCTGTAAGTAGAAATAAGAACCATTCAATAAATCGTTTTGTCTTTCTTCTGTGTAGTTCCCTACATTTCTACGGAAATTAAACTCAACATAAGGTGAAGATTTTGTAATCGCTTCCACTTCCCATGTTGTAGCATTTTCCGTTTTTGCTGTGATGTTGTCCGAGTCGTTAATTAAAACACGTACAATTCCACCGATGTTGTTGTCACATCCTTTTGCAATTCCTGTTAATGTTGTACAAGCCATATTTTTTAGTATTAAAAAAGGGCGGTGTTTATTGCACCACCCTTCAAGTTTGAAAATTTATTAATTAAGGAGCGTTCCAGTAGAAAACAATCTCTGCACCATTCGTATGGAAGTAACCTTCTTTTTGATTAGCACGTGTACGGATGTATGGTTCTGCAACTGAATCAGACATGTTAATCGCTTTCAATTGTTCCCCATCTTTATCACCATCAAAGACGTAAATTAAATTATCTTTCAATGTCAATACTTGCGTTCCTGTTGGAAGTCCAGGCTCTTCGATTAATTTAATTCCTAAGAATGTTAAACCTAACGCTGTAGTAATATTGTTTACAGTGTTTTGTGTAGCTGTTGCTAAACGGTAAGCGCCTGAAATTTCAGGAGAAACAAACCAACGTAACTCATTGATTTTAACTCGAGTTTTAGCAGGTAACGCTTGATACACTTTTGTCATTTCAGCGATAACATTTGCAGTTGTGATTGCAACCCCAGCAGAATCCACGTCGATAACAGTAGCATCAGCTTTCAACTTTTTCAAGTGACCATCAACTAACAATAGATTTGTATCTACAGAAATTGTATCTCCTTGCCAACGTCTCAAAGCTCTTTCTTCACGTGCTTTGTTTGCTAATTCCATCCAGTAGTACTGCATAAATGAAGCAACAGTAAAGTCACCATTTGAACCTTTAGCCATTTGTAAAGCTAAGAAAGACTGCTCAACATCAAATTGACAGATTTGCGCCATGATTGAAGTTGGAGTTACATCGATGTCGATAGCGTCCAATTCTTCTGTTGGTGCTGTAAAGTTACACGTTGAAGCTTTAGTTACTTGACCGAAAGTTACGTTCGCCAATTTAGTTGCCGCTTTGATTCCTGGCAATGTACGGAAGTTGTCTACAATTTGCTCGTCGATATAAGAACGAGAGTAGAACTCCTGAGGATTAGGACAAAGCAATGCGTTTGTCTCAATCGTTAATGAGAATTTTAAATCTCTTTGCATAATTGTTATTTTTTATTTGATTTTGAAAATTGTGCAAGACGTTGAAATGCTGACAATTGTACAGGCGCTTGCTCATCCTCTTCAATTGCTTCTGATTGTTTAGCTTCTTCAATACCTGCTTTAATTTCTGCAAGCATATTTAAAACCTCACTCACTTTTGCATCAATCATTTGCGCAACTTTTTCTTTTGTTAACGCTTCTGATGTTGTTGGCTCTTCTGCCATTTCTTGCGGTGCTTCTTCCGTAGTTTCTTCTTCGGTTGTAGTCTCTTCTGTTGTTTCTTCGGTTGTAGCTTCTGCCATTTCCGTAGTTGTTTCCTCAGTAGTTTCCTCCTCCGTTGTCGTTTCCTCCGATAGTTGCACCTCAATTTCAATCAGTTTGCCATCTTTAAACTGATAGCTTTTACCTTCTGAAAGTGTTGATACATCCATTATATTTGTATTTAATTGTTTGCTTAATTTAAGACCAAAAGAACCGCCTATTGAATAACCTAATTGGTCATTTTCAACTAATTTATTATAGTAGTCTTTATCGGTTATTTGAGTAGTTAGCATTAACGTGCCTTTTGGAACTTCAATTCCATAAGTTGTGTACGCTTTGTCTTCTTTCGGATTGTCTACTATCCACGCTTCAAGAACATAAGCAGGAACTTTCTTTTCTTTGTCATGTTCAAAATTAAATAAGCTTTCACCATTTGAAATCTTTAACATAAGTTCAGCATGAATCAAATCGATTTGCTCCTCTGAAAATGAAACATTAAATTCCTCCCCATCTTGGTTGCGATAAATCTCCATTGGAATCATAGCAGGCGCAACGATTCTCATTTTAGGTTCATCTTTGAATGAAAGTTTTTTAGCACCTTTAAAAGCGAATCCTTTTGTAATAATAGCAGGGTCAGAAGTGAATGCTACTTCATCAAGCCCAGTGAACTCTTCGCCTGTTTCTGTATCCTTTTTTAAAATACGGTATGTCACTAATTCATCCATACATTATAATGAACCGATAAAAAAAAGAGGATATTTTTTGTATATTTGACAAAAACAAAATTGACATGATTAAAATTAAAGACAAAGATTATCCTACTAAGGTTGGTGAAATGACATTGGAGCAATGGGTAAACGTATCAGATGCAGTGAGACAATTTGAGAAAGAACCAATTCTACAAATGGAAGCTGTTTTGATGGCAATCGGAGTGCCACAAAAAGACATTGAAGAAATTGAAATTTCATTCGGTAAAGAATTGTATAAAGAACTCGAAGACGATGCAAACGGCTTAGAAATTAACGAAGTAATTGAAGGGTACAAATTAGATTTATCAACGCCTTTAAATATAAAAACTTCAAAAATGATTGACCGACTGCATGAATGTGGAAACACTACACTTGCGTTGATTGCTTTCTTTTATCGTGATGAGAATTTAACCAATAACGAACACTTCGATAAAGCACACATCAAACACAAGATTAGTAAATTGAAGAAGTTAAACGCTGGTTTGTTTGTTGTTGCCGTTGGTGAAATAATGGCATACTTAACAGGAGAAGCAAGTAAATTGACAGATGAAAGTAAGTGATTACATACAAATACTAAATATTAAAAATGAGCGGTTCGACTTAGATTTAGACCGCTCTTTGTCTATGCTTTCAATTTATTTGGATAAAGACCTCGAAGAAATTGAAGAACTTCCGATTAATGAAGCGAATGTTTTGATACATGAAATGCAATCGTTCTTAAGTCAGGAGTTTAAGCAAGGTAATTCGATACCACACGAAAAGTTAACTCTAGGTAATTTCATAGACTTAGAAACGTATCTACAAAAACCCGAAGACCTTACAAAGTGTATAGCTATTCTATTTCGTAAACAAAAACAGAATGAATGGGGTCACACTATATTTGAGCCTGTCGAGTTTGATATTACCGAACGTTCAAAGATATATTTAGAACATAATATTGAGGGGTATCTAGGTAGCTTAAATAATTACGTGAAATTTAGAATACATATCGTTGATACTTATAAGTCGATTTTTGGACTAGATGAGGAAGAAACAGAACCTGAAACAGAAGGATTAAACGCTGTAGAAATAAAAGAACTTGAAATAGAGGAGCAAAAAAGAAAGGAGAAATCTCAATACAGTTGGGAAAATTTTGTATATTGGCTCGCTGGAGAAGATTTAACAAAGGTGGAAACTGTTTTAAACTTCCCTATTTTATACGCCCTTAACATGGCATCAATGAAAAAAGTCTATGAATCATAGTAAGGAATTAAAATACAAATTAACGGATGAACAATTCAACTTAGATTCGTCTTTCGTTCGTATTCTTTCTTGTTACGAAATTTAAAAAGCTGTCATTGGTGCTGTTGGTAATCCGATAGGGTCATCAATCCAATTGAACATTATATTAACCGTAGGATTATTTAAAATCTTAGCCATGTCAAGTAATGGGTATTCAACTAACTGCCATTTAATAAACTCGTTTACAATTTCTGAAATTATTTGCTTCACGTCCGAACGTCTTAACCATGAATCAGTAATTGAATAAGGCGGAATACCGTTAACTGTACCTTCATCTAAAAACAAATAGTAATACATCGCATTGATTGTGATATCAATTATATTTAATTTTGGACTTGATACAGTAGAAATCCTAACAGAATCGTATAGCGCTCCAGTATCTACTAAACCAAGCGAGCGTATTTCTTTCTGCAAAGACTTTGCTAATTTATTCCTTGTTGCGTATTTTACTTTGAAAGTTCCCATTAAACTAAAGTATCACAAATTTGCGGAAGTTCAAAATCAAATGTTCCTTGCCACCCAGCCACATAATCTAAATCAAAGTTATTTAATGGATTGAATGTAGGTAAAATAGAAACGTCAATACTTGGATGTATGCCGTTAAACTGTTGGTAAATATCATTTATAATTTGCCCTGTGTCACTCATCAAATCTATAATATTGTCACGCTTGTCTCTGATTTTGTCAAGTACATAAATCTCTGCTGTATAGTTAACGACGTTTAAACTTGGAACACTCGGAGCAAATACAAAAAACACTAATGGATATTGCTCGTCGATAGTTGCTAAGTTCGGCATCTGTTCTGTAAACTCTGCAAAGAATTTAACATTTGCAGGGTGTGAACTACAAAACGTTTCAATCTCATTTATCAAATATTTTAAACTCATAATTCTGCGTTGTTTTTGTATTTATCTACTTTCTGTTGTGTGCTTGTTATTTCTGACTCGCTCACGTATGCTTTAACCGTTATCGAACTTAAATCGTTTTGACTGTTTAAACTATTTGAATTATTCCCACCGCCTTGGAAAGCAAAAGAAGGCTGTACAGATTGAGGCGTTGCCATGCTTGTATTAGCGCTTGCGGAAGGAGTTGCGCCACCTTCGAACTCGGTAGACTTTATTTTCTGAATATTTGCTAATCCAGACGCAATTGTTAAACCTGCAAAGATTGCCCCAAGTATTGGATTACCTGCACTCGCAAAAGCCGAAACAGCACCCTTATAAGTATCGATAGTTGCGTTTGCAATATTTGCCACCTTCTGAATTTTAAACGCTTTCTTTTGACGTTCTTTATCTTTACCAGCCCATGACTCCGCAATGTTTCCAATAGCATTAAACGAGCCACGAATGGCATCAATATTCTTTGCTCTTAAATCTTCTTTACGCTTTTGCTCCTGCTCGTCGTATTTCTTTTTAATAGCATCTAATTCCGCTTGTTGTGACTCTTCTAGTAATGCAATATCTTGTCCATGTTGGCGTGCTTGTTCTAAAAGATTGAAGTATTTATCTTGTACTGCGTTTTCTTCACGTTGCTGTGCTGTCAACTTACTTTCAAGATATGCGTTTTCCATTTGCTCAATAGTCGTTAACAATTCAGCACGTGCCTCACTTTCTACTTTTGCAAGTTCAATCGCTTGTTGTCTTTTAGTTTCTAATTCCTCTGCGTGCTTTTTATCGTCAATCGCTTTTAATTCGTTTGCTTGCTCTTGTTGAAGTAAAGAAATAACTTTGATACGCTCATCTTTTAAATACTTCTCATTTACTTTCACGTCCTCGATTGCACGCTTGTACTTTTCATTTATTTGCGCTCGTTCCTTTTCTTCTCCCTCAACCATTCCGTTGATAATGAAATCCTGAATCTCTCGCTCAATTGCTTTTCTGTCTTCGTTGTATTTCTTTAAAGCGTCTGCTCGTTTCTTGCCTTCGTCACGTGCATTTTCGATTGACCTCTTTTTACTTTCCTCCTCGTCTTTCGCTTTCTCTACCTTTTCCTTTTTTCTTAAATAATCTCTTTCGTTATTAGCTGAACGCATTACATCCAACTGCTCACTCATTTCTGATTTAAGTTTCTTAATCTCTTCTTCGTCGTAGTCTCCAGAAAGTATCATTGCTTTATAACGCAATTGCAAAGCCTTCCCACGTTCGTATGCAGTTCTTTTAATTATCTCCTGCTTACGAATCTCCATATCGTAGGTGTTCTTGCCATCTAATTGCTCCATGCGTATTGCTTGGTCAATATTAGTTAAACGTCGTTTGCTTGCCTTCTCGTATGCATCGGCTCTTTTTTCTTGTGCCTCTGCTGACTTTCTAGCTGATTCCTGCTCTGCGAAATTACTAACTCCAAGCCAATCTAAAAACTCTTTCAATTTATCAATTACCCAATCAATAGCATCCACAATCAAACCGAATAACGCACCGATAGCTTTTAACATTGGTTTCAGGAATCCTAATTTATTGAGTAATAAACCGACAACAGTAACGATTGTAATAATAGCAACAGCCAAAAGGAAAATAGGATTAGTCAGTAACATCATCCCCATACTCATGAATGACTTTGCAAGGTTTCCAACAACAGAAATCAATCCTTTTAATTGAGTTCCGAACTCTTTTGGATTAATTGCTTTCATTCGGTTGGCAAATAACGAAGCACTTTCTCCAGCACCTTCAAAATCTAAAGATGCTAATTGAGATTTCATTAAACCAAAGGCATTCGAAGTTTGTTCGAACTTTGAACCACTTGCAAACACTTGCGCTTTTTCGTTTGCATCTTTTAGTTTGTCCGATAACTCCCCTATGTTTTCAGAAAGGCGTGCAACTTCCGCAGGGTCAGTAGCATTAATCAACTCACCTCGCAAACTTTTAATCTGTTGTCTAACTTCTTTAACTCCTCCGAGTGTTATTGGTATCTCAATACTGCCTGTTCTTGCCATAACTTATAATGTCAAAACTCGTTAAAAAACAAATCCACAATGAATGGAATGTCTGTTGGTATTACATCGTCCGAAAGCACACCGCCTGAATATGTAAGTAATAGTAAATCGTTTCCATCAATTTTAAATCTATAATAATCTCCTAATACTAAATTATTTGTTGACGTTGCGCCAAGAATTAACTCGCTTAAAATTGACGTTCCTGTTTCTTCTAAAATAATTCCGTAATCGTCCTCCGTTATGAATCCAAAGTAGTCTTCTGTTGAAATTAACGTATATAATTCATCTGTAGTCATATTAGAAAAACGGTAGGTTCCTACTGAATCTCTAGTAATTGTAGGCTGTAAATCAAAATCGTTTTGAATCTCTTTTGTAATTACTGGCGCATTAGTTCCAGTTTGAGTTAATACAAATCTATAACGAGGTTCAAAGTTAGCCTTAACACCGTTAATCGTTTCAGTCTTAACATCGCTTACGACTAAACCGCCTTCGCTAACTGTTTGACCAATTCCACTATAAACAGTTCCACCTTCTTCAATTGTATTATTCAGTTCATAAAACTTCTTTACATAGATGTTTCGTATTGTAATTACATCACCATTGAAAAAAGGTTTTGTAGGTTTAGTTTTGAATGGGGGCAAATCAATTGTTTCATCAGCAGAAAGTAGTTCAACTTTAGTAAGTGTTCTGTTGTTTGCATTATAGTCGATTACCTGATTAATATACCACCATGAATTTATTACAAAGATTTTATCATTCATCTTCAATCTTTGTATATCTGACTCATTCAAATTAAAATAACCAGTTAGCATGTTACCCTCATTCAACTGCGCCATTGTACGTCTCCAATATAAATTATAAAGGTTGTTTGCTGTTACGTTTGCAATTGGATAAAGATAATAATCACACACACCGAAGTTAATATCGAACGATGGGTTTTCAGGATTCTCAAAATGTGAACACAAAGGATAAACACTTGATGTAAATGTACTACCCGAATACTGTTGTATAGTTATTGGAGTTGTAAGCGTATCAGTTCCGCTGTCGATTAATATACGAATGTTTGTTTTTGGTGCGCTCCCTGTAATCAATGGAACTACAGCTCCATAAGTTGTAATTACGGAAGGCGTTGGAGAAAATATCAATTCCCTTTTGTCGTCTCCCTTCGTGTGTTCACTATCGAAAGTAAAATCTACCTGTCCAAATATTTCTTTTGTTGTACTTGTGTACGCTTGGTTAACTGCATCGCTATCCGCTTTGTATGTTAATACAGTTCGCTTTGCTGTAATGTCAGGTAAAAAAGTAATTATGTGAGCCTGTTGTTTATCAAGTTTATTAGACCAATCAACCGAAGCGCCACTATCTAAATATTCATCACGCTGGATTAAAATAATATTGTCGGGTTGGTCTACGTCAGGAATCGCCCAAAGATTGTACATAGTGAATATTGACTTTACAAAATCACTTTGTTTAATCTCTTTTGGAATAAATTGATTCATGTCTAAAGTAGAAAATAGACCGCTGTTATTTTCGCTTGGTGTTACTGTTACATCGAAGTTATGAGTTACTGAGCTTGTTACTGTCTTTTGGTCTGCTGTATTATCTCCCCAAAATCCAATTGAAGAGCCAACCGTTCGAACCTTCCATGTGATTATATCTCCAATGTTAATATTCGTAATTTGCGCCGTATTAGTTACAGAACCATTGAAAGGGTTTATTGAACCAAGTGAATCTATAGTAAAAATAACATTACCTGTATCTAATAGCGGAATGTTAGCCACATTAATTCCATTTCGAAACACTTGTAAAAATGAAGTATAGCGAGCAGTTGTATTTTGTACTGTTGGAATAGATGGATTCACGTAAATTTTAGGCCGTGCAATTCCTGTCTCTGTATTTGTTAAAGTAAGATTAATACTTGCATTGACTGAAATATTAATACTTTCACCTGTTGATACATAGAACGGAGAACTGTACTGTCCTGTCGTTGGATTATAATTTCCATTGTTGTCTACAATTTCAGTCGTGCTTGTTATTGTAGGAGAAATATTATTCCAGTTAATAACATGGTTTGAGTTACTCGCATTTGTTGATTTAGTCCATTGAACTTTGTAGTTGTCAGGATTAATCGAACCGCCATCAGAATTATACGGAATAAGTAATTTATTGAACCTCGCTTCGATTAATGCGCTCCATGTGTACGATTTACCAGCACGTGCAAAAATTCTGTCAAAGTAAGTTTTAACATAGACCGCTGGTCTAAACTCTCGAATTGGAATAGTTGTATTTGGTGTATACATTAGCGGATACTTGTAACCATTTGCAACTGTATTCGTAAATGAGTTGATTACATTCGTTGCGTTGAATACATGGTTTAAGTCGCTCAAATCTACATCAGAAAGGAATCTATTTGAAATCTCAGTAAAGAAATCAGATACACTATCTTTTACTACAACTGTGAAAGTGATTATCTCATCTTCGGTATTCGAATACTGTTGCTTATTTACTGAAAGCATTTGTAAGTAGTAACGCTCACAAACAACAACACCGTTTTGAATTACAGTACATTCAGTTAAAGCGTTTATATCGAAAGTCGAATCCTCAATATTAACATTATACAAATGACCAAGTAAATCTAAATTATTTTTACTTCCAGTTAATTCAACAGACTTTGAAAACCCGCCTTTCTTTTTTGATGGGTCACGAATATCCGAAGCTGAAAGAGTAATCGGAAACGCAGTATTTTCTACAACATCTAATAAACCATTTGAAACCTGAATATTAACCATTGACTTTTTCGTTATTACTGAATGAAACTGTTACGCTGTATCTGTTTTTACGGTCTACTTTCAAACGTTGTTTTGTTACGTTCGTATTATCCAATGTAACAGGATAAAAGTAAACACCATCGAATAATAAAACACTTGGACTTGCATGCATTTGATAATACAATTCGCTCATTTCATCGTTTACGTATGGCGCCTCAAGTTGCAGTTTCTTTATTTGAGATAGATTAACTTGTGTAATTCCTCCCTCGATTATTTTATTTTGCCACATCGAACCCGAAACTAATCCATCTTGTTCACGGTTGTAAGTTTCTTTTTTTACATCCATGCTTTCGCGTGACTTTAATGTAAATGGTAATGAAATGAGTGAGCCTAATTTATCTACAAACACAATTGAGTAAGGGTCAATCTCACAACCTTGTTGAATATTAATTCTAGTCTTTACAGACTTCTGTCCTGCATCTTGATACCACACATCGTAATAAGTAGTAGTAGGTTTTACGAGTGGTAACGTGCCACTAACTACGGATAAAGTAGGTGTGTTAAAAGTTCCACAGTTTACAGTTGTGATTTCTCCCGAACCGATTAAATTTAAATCAAGTATATCACCATCACTATTTTGGAATCGAATAGCACCTGAACCACCCTGAGTTCTGAAATTCAAAAGTAATGGCGCATTTTGTCCTATCGTATATCCATCAGTCGGAATCATTGTGAGCGGTCTATCTGTTGCGCTTGTTAAATCGTATGTAGTTGGATTATAAATATTAATACCAACAGAATCAAACACGCCATTGAATACATAGTTATCTAGTGCACTAACTATATTTAGGGTTTGAGTTCTTCGGTTGTCAGCATATCTAATTGAGCCATCAATATTTGCATTTGTTACAGTTGACCAAAGTACGTTAACGATAAAAAAACCAACACCAACAGATGTTATAGTTTGATAACCTTCCAATACTGGATTGGCTGTACCCCCATCCGTTTGACTGATATAGATTTGTTCTCCGATTGAATACGAGTGCGTAACATTCACACGAACGAATCCACTTGAATTGGTTAATGCGGAAGTATACGAAACGTTTGAAATAAATCTCTCACCTATCTTTACATCGTATTTATAATATGAACGTGAAGCATTGAAATAACTTGTTGCACCTGCGTTTTCAATCTCACTTAATAATTTACTACTAAGCAATTCAGATAAATCAATTTGACCGTACCCATCTCCAAAACGTGGCTTAACAGAATAACGTGCAAGTTCGTTTGAAGTTCCACCCTCAAACACTTGGAATATGTACTCAAACGCTGTACTATTCTTGCTTGTTGAATCAACTATAAAGCGCATGTAATTGTACGCTGGGAAGAAGCTATAAGGCTTCGCTATAATACTCATTGCCATACTTTACAATGTCAATTAGAAAGATGAATACATTGCGCCTGAATAATGCGCCTCTTTAATTTCTGCACCTGCGTATCGAATTGCATCCATAGCATCGTCGTTCTTTTTATCAATGTGTTCTGTGATTTGCCCTCCGATTGTTTTACGCTTGTACATTCTGTTTTCACGCTGTATGTTCACGCTGTCTTTATGTACATAGACTTTCATCTCGTTTATAAAGTTGATTCCTTTCTCAACTGATTTATCAGCATTTAAACAGTAGAATCCTGCGTTTGCTAAATCGTTAATCATTTCGGGGCGTGCATAGTCGCACATTATTTCTTTATCGTATTCGACATCTCTTGATTTTAACCTATCAATCAATGCCCCACTTGTTAATCCAGTCTCATAAACAACCTCTTCAACAAATAACTCATCTTCCCAATACCACACACGAATTAATGCAGTAGGATGCTGAAACCCAAAATCTAAACCGTAAATAAACTTTGTGAATCTTTCAGGTTTTGAGTCAAGAGCTTGCCAACGTGGATAAACGGCTTCTTGAAGTCTACCAATTTCACCAAGTCCATACACTTGCCACCAGTTGTACCAGTATCCTAAAACACCGCTACGCTCTTCTGCTTCTGCTTTCGCTTTACGTTGCATAAGATTTGATAGAACAGCATCGGGTATACCTTCGTTATCTAAGTATGTAAGTTTTAAGAATGAAGCATCTGACTGTGGTAATATTTCAGTATGTGCCCAAAACTCCATATCAGCATTAAAATCTAACCACACTTCATTAGAACGAATTATTAAAGCATCTGCTATATCGAAGTTTACGTGATTGGCTTCATTAATGAATAATAAATCTCGTTTACCTCCAGCTTTTGCTTTACCAACTGAATCAAAAGATTTGAATTGCAGGCGTGATTTATTTCTGAATGTGTAAACTAAATCTGTGCCGTTCCATTGTAAATCATTCCAACGCCCCTCATCCATCATGAAGTTCTTAAAGATGTCAATCGCCCCATCTTTTAATGCAGGCATAGTCTCAGCAACTATCGTGGCTTTTATTCGTGGTTTAGCTAAACATTTGTCTGCAAATATTGGAACAATACCGTAAGTCTTACCTGATGAAGTTGAGCCTTGGATAACTTTCTTTGTGCCACCCAAGGCTAACATTTTTCTTATTGCAGTAGTAACTTGAAAAGCCATTATTTAATTTTCCAAAATGAAACACCTTTATTATACTTATTGCAAACCATATCAATAAACTGCTGTTCTGATTTTGCATTAAGTTTTTTTAACTCATTTCTGATTATGAATCTTTTTATTGCTTTAATCATAATATCAGTCTCATAAGTTAAATATTCGTGGCTCTCCTTTTATTTCGTGTTCTTGTTTATCTGCATAACCATCTAAACGAGAAATTAAACCCTCTTTAAATTGACCTACGGACGCACCATCAAAACGGTCTTGTTTAGCTTCCTTGCGTATGTGTGTAACAATACCCCCGAAGTCTTCATACAAATCATCTTTGTTTTCGATATAATTATCCATAGTACCAACTCCCCAACCTTTCTCGTTTACAGTCCAAACTATAAAAGAATCAATTGTTAAAGGCAGGTAGTGAATAATATAAACTACTTCTCCACTTCTAGGATTTAGAGCTGGAACGCTTCGCCCTTGGTTTTTTCTCCACTGCTTGTACTCGTTCCACAGCTCCATAAGTTCCTCCGCTGTTTTCAGTTTCCTTGTCGGATGTGCTGGCTTTATTTTCCCCATCTGTTAAAAATATTTCTGTAAAACCCATTTGATAAACACGATTATATTGACTAGGTTTTAATTTGTCAACTTCGATTTTTTGCATCGTGTACCCTAAATCTTTAGTAATTGTTTTCCCTTTGTATTCAGGGTTAATTTTTAAATCTTGCATCTGATTTTCTTTTTTAGTTCATTAATCTTTTTTCGTGCGTAGGTATAATCAATTGAATAAAATTCTGCGAGTTCTTTAACGTTTCTATTTTGGCGTTTGAATTCCATGTAAGTTTTAAAAAATACTCGGTCTATAAAATTCCATTGGTTAACCTCTTTGTCTATAATGTCGTGAAAATCAATAATAGTTTTTGTTTCGTGTGAGTCGTTTACTTCAAACTCGATCGCTGTAATAATTTCTTTTTGTGAATCTGTTCTACTATAAAGGCATTCGGATTTGATGTAGTGTAGAATTATTGCTTTCGCTTCGTCTTCTGTATTTGGTCTATGCTTCTGTGATTTTATAAAGGCGTTCGATATTACAACCTCGCATTGTAGTTGCTTTCGACTTACTTTAATCATAAATCCAGCGTAGAGAATTAATTCATTATATTTTAAATCAACTACTTTGTTGAATAGACTCATACCATTGCATGAAGTTGTTGTAAAATATTGCTCTTTCTGAACTACAACAAGATTTGTTTGTAACTTCCTCATGTGTGTATAGTTTATAGATTTCAATTAGTTTACGATTAACCGTTGAACCAAATTTTACGAGTGGACGAAGTGTTTTCGTTTCCTCGATATAGTTTATGTGTTCTTGTGCAAGTACGATGTGCATAACGATACAAATATAGATTGTAATAAGTCAAAGGTACAAAAAAAAGTAATCCAAAACGAAAGGCATTTAGGGCAAAGAATATGCTCCCAAATGAATTGCAATAAATTGTTTTTGAATTTATAAGAATCTACTATCCATTGTATAGGCTCAAACTTAGTTAAATACCAACTAATTAGAATTATTGAAATGAGTAACTTATAATCGTAAATCATTTTTTATAAAAATTTCTATAAATTTTCCAGTAAATTTCAGGAGTATCTTTTTGATTAGAAAACTTAAGAATGTTTACCACTTCTCCAGCGACTTTGATGTCTGAGAATTTATCAGTAATAAAAGAAGGTAGATTTTCAATTTTCTTTTCAGCTAATTCAAAAGATTCAGCACTTAAGAACGTGCTAATTTTTTTGTCTTTGTATTTATATTCAACTTCAAACATAAAAATAGTTTTACCAAAAGTAATAAAAATAAATGAAACAAAAAAAGCACCGATTAAAGTGCTTTCGTTATTGGTTAGTCTTCACTATCTTCTAACCCGTCTAATCTATCTCCTGAATGAGCCCATCTAGGTGTTTTTGACGATTCATAGAAACTAACTTCTTCTGCATCTATTGAATAATCTAATAATTCTAACATAATTTCATCTTTCTGTTCATCACTTAATGTTTTAATAAACATTTTTAGTCTTTCTCTTCTGTTCATCTTATTTTTATTTATTTGTTACTTATTTATTAAACCACGTGTTCCATTCATTGAGCGTTATTTTCGGGTAGTAGGTGCTGTTCTATTTCGTCTTTTGGATAATACCAATAATTTCCGTCTTCAAAAAGAACTTTATAATCATTACCATCAAAACGTATTATTTCACCAATTTTACCAATGTAATCAAACATACTTTCAACACTCATAAATTGATATTCAAACCCTTTGACCTTCCTTCCAATAAGTTCGTTCGGGTCTTTTGGCTGTTTTAGTTTGAAGTATTTGTTAATATTTTTAATATAAAATTGATGTTTACTTGTTATTTCTGAATCAATACAGAACATACCTTCGCAAAAATCAATAATTTCATACTCTTTATTTGTAATTAACGCTTTTTGATTTTCATTACCATTCATCACACACTCATCAATCGCAACCAACGTGACTTTCTCACCTTTTTCGATAATAGCTCTTACTTCTTTTTCCATTAGTTTTAAATTATAGGTTCAACTTCAATTTTTTCAATCGTTTGTTTTAGCAGTTGCATTATTTCGTGCTGTGCTGTTGAGACTTCTGTTTTGCTAAATTCTGTATTAAATGACAGAATGAACTCATTTTGCTTTTCAGCTTCTGCAATAAATCGTTTTGCGCTTCGTTTTAGTTCATGTTTGAATAATTTCGGACATTCCGTTTCTAAATCATCAAAGAACTCGATTAACAAATTAGCCAAAGGAATTACAGCTATTATCTTTTGTTCTGTTTTTAGTTTCATAATTTAATCGCATTTACAATTACTACTTTTTCATTGATGCTACACAAAATTAAAGTATTTACGGCTTATGTAGAAAAGATTTTCACGCTTCACTTCATATCCTTTTGATTTTAAAGATTCGATTGCTTCACTTATTGCTGTGTCGAAATCCTCCGTA